AGCGCAGACAGTGAAAGTTATACACTGTTTGACTTGGCGTTAATCAAGCAAGATATTATTAACCATTTTCATATTCGCCAGGGCGAACGTTTAATGAATCCAGAATTTGGCACAATCATATGGGACTTGCTTTTTGAGCCTTTAACTGAAGAACTAAAGGCCATCATTATTCAAAACGTGGAAACTATTATTAATTACGATCCACGAGTACGTGCAGAAAACGTTATTGTAACTACCTACGACAGCGGTTTACAAATTGAGTGTACACTGACTTACATGCCTTATAATATTTCAGAAACATTACAGTTTAAATTTGACCAAACAAACGGTCTTATTAATTAAAACCCCATAAAATAAAAACCGCTAAATATACTTGATATAGGAAGCGGATATGTCCTCAACTGATAGACAAAATAGATTACTAGTAGCAGAAGATTGGAAGCGGGTATACCAGAGCTTCCGAAATGCAGACTTCCAAAGTTACGACTTTGAGAATCTGCGCCGAGTAATGATTAATTACTTGCGCGAAAATTACCCAGAAGATTATAACGATTATATTGAGTCAAGCGAATATCTTGCTTTAATTGATATGATTGCCTTCTTAGGGCAAAGCATAGCTTTCCGAGTTGATTTAAATGCTCGAGAAAACTTTTTAGAACTTGCAGAACGTCGAGAAAGCGTATTAAGGCTTGCAAGGCTTTTAAGTTATAATGCCAAGAGAAACATTCCCGCCAGCGGACTCCTTAAATTCCAAAGCGTAAGCACAACTCAAACAGTCATTGACAGCAATGGTAGAAATCTTGCTGGGCAAGTTGTTGTGTGGAATGATCCAGCAAATACAAACTGGTATGATCAATTTATTAAAGTAATAAATTCTGCAACTCCTGCATCTAGCCAGTTTGGCACCCCAGATGATAAATCAATCGTCTACGGGATTCCAACAGAACAGTATCGATTTCAAACTTATAGTGCTGGCGTACCAGTTTTTGGATTTACAAAAACAGTTGATGGCAGAAATATGAATTTTGAAATTGTTAGTACAATTATTGATTCAGGAACTACAATCATTGAGGATGCCCCTCAAGCTGGAAAGACACTATCTTTCCTATATCGAGATGATGGTAAAGGATCAGCAAGTCCAACGTCTGGGTTTTTCTTACATTTCAAACAAGGTAATCTAAACACTGGAACATTTACTATCACGCAACCTAGTACTAATGAAATCATTGACATTGATGCAACTAATGTAAATGACAGTGATGTGTGGTTATACAAGTTAGGTTCAACTGGTGTTGAAAGCGAGCTATGGGCAAAGGTTCCTAGTTTTGAAGGCAACAATGTTATCTATAACAGTTTGAATAAAAATATCCGTAATATTTACGGAGTAGTTACTCGCAATAATGATAGAGTAAGTTTAACATTTAGTGATGGAACATTTGGAACATTACCCCTTGGAACCTTTAGAACTTATTATAGGATTAGTAACGGATTACAATATACAATAAATCCTAAAGATATTAGGAACGTTAGCATTGATATTCCATATATTTCAAATGTAGGACAAGCAGAAGTATTAACAATTACACTTGCACTACAAAGTTCTATTACAAATAGCTCTGCGACTGAATCAAATGCTAGCATTAAACAAAATGCGCCAGCAACATACTATACACAAAATCGTATGATTACTGGCGAGGACTATAATATTAGCCCTCTTAGCGTCAGTCAAGAAGTAGTTAAAATTAAAGCGGTTAATCGTACATCAAGCGGCATTAGTCGATATTTTGATTTAGTTGACCCAACTGGAAAATATTCAAGTACAAACTTATTTGGCGATGACGGGATTGTATACAAAGAATTGTTTGATGATAGTTTTAGATTTAGCTACTCATCAAGAACAGACATTGAAGCAATAATTTATAATCAAATTATTGACGTTCTTTCAGAAACTTCTTTACGTAATTTTTATTATTCAAACTTTAGTAAAATTGCTACAGACAGTTTAAGTATTTCGTGGTTCCAGAAAACATCTGACACCAGTGAAAGTACTGGCTATGTTGGCGATACAGTTGATTCAGAGCCCTATCGAACTGGTGTTTTTGCAGCAACTGATTTGCAATATTTTGAACCAGGGGCATTAGTTAAGTTTGTAGCTCCAGCAGGAACTTATTTTTTAAAATCTGAAAACAATAAGATAGTGTATGGTGACGCTACAGTGCCTAACTCTTCAACTGTGCTATGGGCCAAAGTTGTTGGCGTTATTGGCGACGGGACCAATAACGGTACTGGTGTATTATCTGATGGTTCTGGACCAGTGACTCTCAATGTAAATATTCCGCAAACTGCAATTGTTTCTCAAATTATTCCTAAATGGCGCACCACTATTGATGCTAACACTATTAGCTCAATGATAGAATTAATTTATGCTAACAAGCCTTTTGGGTTAAGATATGATACAATTTCAAAAACTTGGAAAATTGTATTTGAAGGAAATTTAAATATTAAAGATGAATTTAGTTTGGGCAAACAAGGCAATAATACCAATCAACAATTAGATTCAAGTTGGTTGCTATTGTTTACTACTGACACTGAATTTTATACAGTAAAAAGTAGACGACTACGTTACATATTTGAAAGTAAACAACAAATTAGATTTTATTATGATTCTTCAAATAAAATATTTGACAGTAGATCTAATTCAATCGTCAAAGACAAAATTAAAGTATTGAATGTCAATACTAAACCAGATGTTACATCGGCATTTACATACGACTTAGTATGGGAAATTAACAAAGAATTTGTTGGTCTTGATGGCTACGTTGATACTAAGAAAATTGAACTATCATTTAGTGACAGCAATGACGATGGAATTGTTGACGACCCAGAGTTGTTTGAAGTGATTGTAGATACAGCAACATCGCCACTGACAAAATACATAGTTTTAGAAAGATACGATATTGCAGCTGGACAACAAGATTATAGATATATCAGCAATGATTCTGATCTTGTGTTAATTTTAACTACTGAGGGAACCGTAGGATCATTTGCTCCGTATGTTAACGGTCAATATTTTTATTTTATTGACACTAGAACAGTTAAAAAATTAGACAAAGTAGTTGGAAAGTTAACACCGTCATTGGATTATAAAGTTTTTTCTGGTCGAGACGGTTTAAAATTCCAGTACGTGCATAGTGCAGATTATGAAACACGTATTGATCCAGGACTGAGCAACATCGTTGACTTGTTTATCCTAACAAGAGAATATGATACAAAATTTAGACAATGGGTTTTAGGAAATCTAACTACAGAACCACTACCATCCAGTACTGACCAGTTATCACTGTCGTTATCCCCGTCTTTAAACACAATTAAATCAATTAGTGATGAGATTGTTTATCACCCAGTGAGGTATAAAGTGTTATTTGGATCTAAAGCATCTGCTGATGTTAGAGCAGCATTTAAAATTATTAAAAATGCAGAGCAAACAATTAGTGATAACGAAATTAAAGCCAACGTATTAACAGCAATTAATGAATTTTTTGCTTTAGAAAATTGGGACTTTGGTGATAGTTTTTACTTCTCTGAATTATCAGCGTATGTCATGAATCGAACTTCTCCGTATCTAGTAAATTTTGTTATTGTTCCTAGACAAACAAATTTAAGTTTTGGTAGCTTGTTTGAAATTAAATCAGAAAGTGACCAACTCTTTATTAACGGAGCAACAACTGACGATATTGAAATTATTTCAGGCATAACGTCGAGTGTCATTTCAGCTTCAGGAAATCTTGCATCTAGCTCAAATGTTACATCACAACAAACTATTACAAGTAAAAGCGGGAGTTATTAATGGCTGAACAACAAAACGAATACGGACTTCCTATTGGCAAGGGCGAAAAACGCCGCACTGCAAAATTGTTGCCAAGATTTTATAGAACAGAATCTAACAAGAAGTTTATTCAAGCCACCATTGATCAGTTAACACAGTCTGGTACAGTAAAAAAGTTAAACGGTTTTATTGGCAGACAAAATGCCAAAGCTGTTACAACTAATGATGTTTTTATTGAAGAACCAACGTTAGACAGACAGCACTATCAACTAGAGCCTGCGGCAGTAGTTAAAGATACACTGGGAAATATTACATTTTTTAAAGATTATATTGACTATGTCAATACTGTTGATGTATTGGGCGGCATAACTAAAAACCATCAAAAATTAAATAAACAAGAATTTTATTCTTGGAATCCACATATAAATTGGGATAAATTTGTCAACTTCCAACAATATTATTGGATGCCATATGGCCCAGCAGTTATTAAAGTACTTGGCCAACAACAACAAGTTACAAGCACGTACACTGTGCAACTATCTGACGAAGGAGACAACAGGGCATACTTGTTCACACCAGATGCGTTGACTAGAAATCCCACGTTAACTTTGTATAGAGGTCAAACATATAAATTTGAAATCACTGCCCCTGGAGAACCTTTTAGTATTAAGACTCAGCGCCAAGCAGGTGAGTTGTATAGATATACAGATGGTGTTGATTTGTCTGAGGTTGAATCTGGAACAATTACATTTACAGTTCCAGTAGATGCTCCCAATGTTCTATATTATGTCAGTGAAAACTCGCCAGATACCGGCGGTGTTTGGGAAATATACGACATTGATGAAAATACTGTAATTGACGTTGCATCTGAAATCATAGGTAAAAAAACGTACACGTTATCAACTGGTGTCGAATTAAGCAACGGTATGAAATTGACTTTTGGTGGAAACGTAAGTCCTGCATTATATACAACTGGGTCTTTTTATGTAGAAGGTGTAGGTGAACAAATAAAATTAGTTCCAGAATCTAAATTAGAAATTGTATCTGCATATTCAGCAGCGAGTCAAGTTTTATTTGATGATGCTGGTTTTGATTCAATGCCATTCAGCGATGCAACATCATTTGCTGGACAGAAAGATTACATTACAATTAACCGTTCAAATTCTGACGGAAACCCTTGGAGCAGATATAATCGTTGGTTCCATCAAGATGTTATATCTAAAAGCGCAGAAGCTGCTGGGATACCAATTGAACTAGATCAAACTAGACGTGCAACACGGCCAATTATTGAATTTGAATCAAATCTTAAATTGTTCAACTTTGGCTACGCATCTAAGAATGATGTTGATTTAATTGACACATTCACAACAGATGTATTTTCGACAATTGAAGGATCTTTGGGACACAACGTTGATAACGTTCCGTTAGCCCAAGGGCAGAGAAT